AAATATTGGTTTTGACAGCAACACACAGATATCTAGTTTTGTAACTGAGTCAGAAGTAAAATTGATAAGACAAGTAGAGGACAAGGTGCAAATAGAATTATCAAGAGATCAAAGCACTGCAATACGAATGGAGCAAGAGGGAAAGGTTAATCAAGTTTCAGTGAATGGTGGCACATCAAGTTTTATAAGTATCAAACAAGGCAGTTAATGTTGTAGATATTTATACAAATGTGTTAAAGTGCCCATAATATTATTTAATAGGTTTAAAAAGATGAGCAAAATATTGATAGGTGTTATTCTTGTAATGTCATTTGGCGGTTATTTGTTATGGAACCAAAATGCAGAGTTAAAAGCTCTTAACTATGCATATGAGGTCAGAGACAAAGAACAACAAGAAACCATAACAAAATTACAAGCTGATTTTAGTGAACAAACTGAAGGGTTGCTTGAAATACAAGCCAAAAGTAACGAAATACAAAAAGAAATGAATAATTATCTTGATGTATTCAGAAGGCACAGCTTGACTAAACTGGCATCAGCAAAGCCAAATTTGATTGAAACAAGAGCAAACAAAGGAACTAAAGATGTATTTGAAAGCATTGAGGAAGATTCTAGGGTACTTGATGATCTTGATGATGGTATCCAGTTGCAGTCTGTACCACAGACTGATCCCTGAACCAGAAACGCAAGTACAAATAGTAACCAAACCAGTCGAAAAAACGATTGTACAGCCTATTCTGCCAAGAGAAATAGATCTAAAAGAGCCATACTGGTATGTGGTCAGCAAATCTAATATTGATGAATTTTTAGCCAGAGTTGAAAAAGAGCAAGGACAATTGGTATTTTTTGCTATGAGTGTACCTGATTACGAGCTTATGGCTTACAACATGCAAGAATTAAAAAGGTACATAAACGAAATGCAAGAGATTATTGTCTATTACAGAAAAGTGACTAAAGGAGAGAACGATGAAGATTAGTCAAGAAGGTATTGAGTTAATTAAGAAATTCGAAGGCTGTAAGCTAGAAACATATCGTTGTAGCGCAAATGTTCCCACAATAGGCTATGGGCACACTAGAACAGTCGAAGAAAACATGAGTATTACACAAGATACAGCTGAAGCGTTACTTGTCGAAGATCTCAAAGAGTTTGAAGGTTATGTAAATGATTTAGTGACAGTTGATCTAAATGAAAACCAATTTTCGAGTCTTGTTAGTTGGACTTTCAACTTAGGACCATCAAACCTCAAGAGCAGTACGCTGCTCAAGTTGCTCAACCAAGAAAAGTACGATGAAATACCAGCGCAAATCAAGCGTTGGAATAAAAGTGCTGGTGTTGTTTCTGATGGTTTAATTAGAAGGCGAGAAGCAGAAAGTTTGTTGTGGCAAGGAAAAGAATGGCATGATGTGTAACATATCATTTATACTAACTCTAGGCAGTTCTCCATTACTGCTTAGGGGGTGGTAGGACCAATAATATTGTCACTATCTACCTACCATCCCTGTTTCTACTATGAGTAATTTATCTTTAAAAGATTTCGATATTCTTTCTCAAGCAGAGAAAGACGAAGCAATATCACTACTAAACAGATACGAACAACTAGAAAATCAAAAATCTTGTCACAAAGACTTTTTGTCATTCGTTAAGTATATGTGGGGTGATGCCTTCATATCTGGCAGACATCATAAAATAATAGCTGATAAGTTTAACAAAATAGCACAGGGTAAGTTAAAACGATTGATTGTTTGCTTGCCACCAAGACACTCCAAATCTGAGTTTGCAAGCACATATTTACCAGCTTGGATGATGGGTTTGAATGGCGCATTGAAGATAATACAGTGTACGCACACAGCAGAACTCGCAGTAAGATTTGGTAGAAAGGTGCGAAACTTAATAGATAGCGATGATTTCAAAACTATTTTTCCTAATTTAAGATTACAGGCAGATAACAAAAGTGCTGGTCGTTGGACTACAA